TATTCGGAGCTTGTCCATCTACAAGATACCCACAAGCAACAGGTTGGGGAGCATTTAAAGAAATTTCTTTAGGTGATGGAACTCAGAACTTTGCTAACACCGACTACTACGCATATTTGTTAGGACAACAAACGTTTGCAAACCCTGAAGCGGTTAACATTAACGTATTTGTTACTCCAGGTATTGATTATGTAAACAATAGTAACCTTGTTGAAGATGCGGTTCAGATGATTGAATTCAATAGAGCTGACTCATTATATATTTGTACAACACCTGACGTTGATATGTATGTCGCAACAACAACAGGAATTGATGTATTCATATACCCAACTGAGGCGGTTGACAACTTAGAGAACACAGGGATTGACTCAAACTACACAGCAACTTACTATCCGTGGGTATTAACAAGAGATAGTGTGAACAACACACAAATCTATATCCCACCTACGGCTGAGGTAACGAGAAACTTAGCGTTGACAGATAATATCGCGTTCCCTTGGTTCGCGGCGGCGGGTTACACTCGTGGTATTGTTAACTGTATCAAAGCTCGTAAGAAGTTAACTCAAGAAGATAGAGACATCCTTTACGTAGGTAGACTTAACCCAATCGCAACCTTCTCTGATGTAGGTACCGTAATTTGGGGTAACAAAACTCTACAAGTAAGAGAATCAGCTCTTGATAGAATCAACGTTAGAAGATTGTTGTTACAAGCTCGTAAATTGATATCTGCAGTATCTGTAAGGTTATTGTTTGAACAAAACGACTCACAAGTAAGACAAGACTTCTTAAACGCTGTTAACCCAATCTTAGATGCAATCAGAAGAGATCGTGGTTTATATGACTTCCGAGTTACAGTTTCTTCAGATCCTGAGGATTTAGATAGAAACCAAATGACAGGTAAGATTTATATCAAACCAACAAGATCACTTGAATTTATCGACATCACATTCTACATCACTCCAACAGGAGCATCGTTTGAGAATATATAAGTTGGTTTATTATTCATACGAAGGGGGGACGAAAGTTCCCCTTTTTTATTTAGGTGATATTTATTAATATGAATTACAAAAAAATTGTTAAAGAAATTATTTCTGAGATTATTCACGATCAGATGAAACCCACAATGAAGTATTATGCTTTTGATTGGGATGATAACCTTATGTATATGCCGACAAAAATTTATCTATTAGATGATAAAGGAAAAACTGTTGGTATGTCTACGGAAGATTTTGCGGAGTATAGAACTGAGATTGGTAAAGAACCATTCCAATACGAGGGGCATACTATTGTAAATTTTGATAAAGATGCCTTTAGAGACTTTAGAGTACCGGGAGATAAGGCTTTTATTAGTGATGCTATGAAAGCAGAAACAGGACCAGCTTGGAGTGACTTTGTTGAGGCGGTTAATAATGGGTCAGTATTTTCGATCATCACAGCAAGAGGACACACCCCTTCGGTACTTAAAAATGCTGTTTACAATCTAATTAAGAAGAACAAACACGGATTAAGTGAAAAAGAACTTGTTAAAAATCTTAAAAAATATAGAGATTTAGCAGACGAAGAAGATTTGTCTGATGATGAATTGGTTAGAACTTATTTAGATATGAATAAGTATCATCCTGTAAGTTTCGGTGAAGGTTCAGCTGCGAATCCTGAAGAACTTAAAGTGAAAGCAATGAGAGAGTTTATGTCATATGTTCAAGACTTATCAAGAAAATTACAAGAGAAAGCCTTTATGAAAAATAAAATAAGTAATTACTTTATACCTTATATTGGTTTTTCAGATGATGATTTAAGAAACGTTCAAGCAATGAAGAAACATTTTGATGATGAATTTGGATTAGATATTTATCATACAGGAGGAGGAAAGAAAACTAAATTTGAATAATAACTGGGACTAGTTAAGATATAATTTGAAAAATAATTGAAGTAAATAGAAAAAATTTTATTTCATAGTATTTATAATAAAAATAAAACAAAATTTAAACAATAAGATATGGCTGATTTATTAATGAAAATGCCGATCCCTTACGAACCGAAAAGGGAGAACCGATGGATTTTGAGATTTCCATCATCACTTGGTATTAACGAGTGGTATGTAGAAAGTACATCAAGACCAAAACTTACGATCAACTCAAAAGAGATCGAATTTTTAAATACTTCAACGTTTGTTGCGGGTAGATTTAAATGGGATGCAATTTCAGTTAAATTCCGTGACCCTATCGGGCCTTCAGCATCACAAGCAATCATGGAATGGATTCGTTTATGTGCGGAGTCTGTAACAGGACGTATGGGTTACGCCGCAGGTTACAAAAAAAATGTTGACCTTGAGATGTTGGATCCAACAGGGGTAGTTGTTGAAAAATGGATATTAGAAGGAGCATTTCTTTTAGGGTATGATGGGGGTTCTTTAGCCTACAACTCTGATAATATTGCAGGTATCACATGTCAAATGCAAATGGATAGATGTATCTTGGTATATTAATCTAAATAATACTAAAACGTATAACCGTATACTTTACAGTTTACGGTTTTTTTTTATCATTTAAGTTGAAATTATATATAATATGGAACAAAATGAATATACAGTAGGTCACGGTAATTTGAATTTACCTCATGACGTTATAGCTCTACCAACACAGGGGGTTTTTTATAAATCAAAAAAGAAATCGGCTAAAGTAGGTTATTTGACTGCGGTTGATGAAAACATTCTTTCAGATTATGACGGTACAAGAAATGTTACTGAGTCAATTATTCTACCATTGTTAAGAAACAAATTATATGAAAGAGAAATTAGACCTGAAGAATTGTTGGATGGAGATGTTGAGGCAATTTTGTTGTTTTTAAGAAACACAGCTTTCGGACCTGAATACAAATTAACAGTTACGGACCCCTCAACAGACCAAAAATTTACCGCAACAATTCAGTTAGACGAACTTAATTTCAAAAAAACAGAAGTTCAACCTGATGAAAACGGACTTTTCAATGTAACATTACCTATGTCAAAAAGAAAAGTGTCTTTAAAATTATTGTCTTTAATGGATACGTTAGAAATCGATAGAATTATTAAAAGTTATCCCGCTGATAGAACGGCACCTTCAATCACAACTAAATTAAACAAACACATTGTTACTTTAGATGGGGATGAAGACAGAACTAAAATTTCAACATTTGTTGAAAGTATGCCTATCGGAGATTCTAAATACATTAGAAGATTCCTTGTTGATAACGAACCAAGATTAGATTTAAGAAAAGAAGTAATAGCCCCGTCAGGAGAAAGAGTAATGGTCAACATTGCTTTTGGGGTGGAATTTTTTCGGCCTTTCTTTGCAGTATAAGATAACCATATTAGATGAGTTTTATTATTTCTCAAAAATTTTCAGAACACAGTATTCTGAGTTCATGTCTTTGCCCACATATGTTAGAAAATATTTGATTAACAAATACGTTGAGGAAATTGAAAATAAATAATTTGATATTTATGAGTAAATAGAACAGTAATAATGACTGAAGAAGAAAAAAAAGAAGTCCAAAAACAAATTCAAGAAGCGGTTGCTGCCGAAAGAAAGAAAATTGCTCAAGGAGTTTCTGGTGAAGAAACAAAAATTCCTCTGCTTGATTTTAAGGAAGATTACGTAAAAGATTGGACTGTCGGTCTTGGTACTATTAAAAAAGAAGTCGGTAAAACAATGGAAGAAGTTGCGGCTTCTTTCACTGATAAAAGTATGGGTGAAAATACTTTTATTAAGTTATTAGATGAACAAGCCACAGAACTTTCCTCACAATTTGGTGTTGGAAAAGGTAGGATGGAGGAATTCCGTCAATCTATTGCTGACGTATCACCAGCACTTATTAGAATGGGGGTAGACCAAGCCGATGCAATCAAGAACATAGGTAAAATGGGTGAAGCTTTAGGTTCCGCGGCAAGTTTAGGGACTGAAGCTATAATTGAATTATCCGCTGCTTCTAAAGCAACTGGACAAGATGCTGGTGTTTTAACTGAAAAATTTAGAGAAGTTGGTGTATCAGTTTATGATGTTGGTGAAAAAATGTTAGATGTCGCAAATTCCGCAAGAGCTGCTGGTGTTTCAGTTGGTGCAGTATCTTCTGCAGTAGCTCAAAATATAGGGAAACTAAATCTATATAATTTTGAAGGTGGTATTAACGGTTTAACAAAAATGTCAATACAAGCATCAAGACTTGGTGTTGATATGGGTAAAGTGTTTAAACTTGCCGATGATTTATTCTCACCTGAAAAAGCGATTGAATTATCGGCGTCATTACAAAGATTAGGTGTAACATCAAGTGGGTTGTTAGATCCATTAAGAGCGATGGACATGGCTCAAAACGATCCTGAAGCCCTACAAAAAGAAATAGTCAATATGTCAAAAGAATTTACCAAGTTCAATGAACAGACAGGTAAGTTTGAAATTATGCCAGGATCAAAACGAAGATTAAGAGAGGTTGCCGACGCAATGGGTATGACTGCGGAAGAGTTGGCAGGTATGTCGATCAAAGCTTCTGAGTTTGACAAAAAAATGTCACAAATTAAATTACCTAGTTTTGCTGAGGGTAATGAAGAAACTAAAGAACTTATCGCTAGTATGGCACAGATGAAAGATGGTGTTGCTACGGTAAATGTTAAAGACGAAAAAACAGGTGAGATAACATTGAAACAAGTTGATCAACTAACACCTGAAGACATAGAAAAATTAAAAGAGTCTCAAACAACTCAGGCACAAACAGTTGAACAATTAGCTTATGATCAATTAACTGAACTACAACAAATCAATAGTAGTATATCAGGAACAAAAGCCGCGGTTGGATTTGGAAAAGCAACTTCAGAACCAATTGAAAAACTTTTCACGACTATGATGGGTATTAATAAAGATGTTGCTGTGAATCTGAATAAAGGAATTACAACAAAATCTGTAAGAGAACCATTAACAGAATTAACCCAACCAATTGAAAATGCGATAACGGCACTATTAAGAGAAGATCAGAAAGGGGCCTCAGATGCATTTAATCAATTTGTTGCGAACGCAGCAAAAATAGAGGAAGAATCAAAAGCTAAAATCCAAACATCATTTGATAATACTTTAAAAAGTATTCAGGAAACATTTAATAAGGCTTATAACCCACAAACCCCTTCTCAACCACAAACAGTAAATGTTAATTGGACTATAAGTGGTGATCCTAACATAACTGGAAAAATTAGTCAAGATCAGTTTGATAGAATGTTAAACACATCTACATCGGACCCAACAACTAAAGTTAACGTAACTAATAATTTAGTTGACAAAAACGCGCCATCGGCAACAACAGGGGGGAAAAATCAATAATAATATACTACTAAAAAAAATAGACTATAATCTATTTATAAAATAAAAGTATGGCTGAAAGCTTTTTATCTTTTGGTAACTCAGAATTGTTTAGAAAACAGTTGTTGGTTAGAAATTTACAACCCTATGGAGTACCGGGTGCATATACATCACCGGGTAATCCTGTAAATTACGAAACAAACATAACAGTTTCAAACGTAGTGGATTCACCAAATAATTATGTTTCGACAAATTTATTTGCGTCGGACCTATATCCTTTAAATGAATATGGGCCTGAAGGTGGGTTTGGTACCCCAATTGCGGTTAATCTAACGCCAGTTTTAGACCCAAATCAAGGACCATACTATCCTATCAATGGAGCTCAAACTCAAGGGTTAGTTCTTGTTAATGAATTCTTTATTGAATCTGCGTACGTAACAAACAGATGGGGACCATCAGGAGGATATAAAGATTTAGTAATCATAACAGATGTCCAACAATCAGGACTTATCTATCAACCATATTGGTACCCTGGTTATTACAATTACTCAAGTTATTCAACATACGGTATTGTTTTTTCAAATGATCCTTTAGGTTCTAATGGTCCATTATCTTCAGATAGTTATTTAGCTAAGATTGGTGCCGAACAATTGAAATTTGCATTTAATGAAAGAGTTGCTCAAGAATTAGAACAGGCAACCATAGGGGCTATTAATTTAGATACAATAAGTGATCCGTTTTCTGCGAGTTTATTAGCAACAGGACAACAACCATTCTTTATACGAAATTGGAAAATTACAGTTCCTGAAAACCCTGTCTTAGCTACGGTTTCTTTGGCGAATAGATTAACAGGAACTTATTTTCCTGTTTCATTCATCCCTGGTGATTATTTTGATGATGACAACCCAATTAATGGACCACAAAATGCTGCGGCCTTAGGTGTTGCAAATAATTTAACAGGTGGGTTATTAGCACCAATATTAAACAAATATAGAAATCCTTCGGAAGTATTTGTTGCTAACACAGGTAATGGTCAAAGATCGGCTTTATTCTCAGCGTTAGATTATAACCTTTATAGACCGGCTTACAATAGAGGTATTATTGGTGGTTTGATTGCGGGAGCATCGGCAGCTGTAAATAGATTATTTGATCAAGATAAAGCCCAATCTTCGGGATATTATGTTGGTAGTGAAAATGCCGAACCGGCTCAAATTGACGGACCACCTAATCAATTACCCGTAAACCAATTTGGGGTACAACAACAAACTATTGTATACGGACCTCAAGAGTTAGGTATTTTATATGAAGGTAATGAAAACCAACTTAATTTTGGTTTAAAAGGTAAATCTTACACCGATGGTGGAGGAACCTCAGGACAAATGGTTTGGACTTCACCTAAATATAAAGGTGATGCTGGTTTCCGTGCAACTGTAGGTGGTGGTGCCGGTAGCTTAGATGATGAGTTTAACCAAATTTCAGGTGATTATTTAAGATATCAATCAACAGATGTTCCTTTTAGACCGGGTTCTATTCTTTATGAGACACAAAGATTAGTAGATTCTGCTGATCAAGTACAAGGACAAGCGAGATTAAAACATGTTGGAACTGCGATTAACCAAGTTTCAAAAGTCTTTAATGACGGTTATAAAGAATTAACTAAAGGTTCTCGAGTTTTATCTTATGTTAATCAAGCGGATGGAACTCAAGCAGGATTAGAATATTGTAGAGTATTCCAAAAAGATACACCATATTACACATACGCAGACTTACAAAAAGTTGATGGTATAACAACTTCAGGTAGAAGATTTGACTATTCAATATTCGATAATACATACAACTTAAACATTGCACCTCTAAGAAATCCGGGATCAACAAATATAGTTGATGGTAAAGTTAAAAAGTACATGTTCTCAATTGAGAATTTGGCTTGGAGAACATCGGACAGACCAGGGTATACTTATGACGACCTTCCTGTTTGTGAAAAAGGACCAAACGGAGGAAGAATTATGTGGTTCCCACCATATAACGTTAAATTCAGTGACGATACTAAACCTGATTTTAACGCAACAAGTTTCATAGGTAGACCTGAACCAATTTATACTTATAAAAATACATCTAGAAGTGGACAAATCAGTTGGACAATCATTGTTGATAATCCATCTATGATGAATACAATTATTGAAAAACAAATGAAAGGTGCAACAAAAGAAAGAATCCAAAGTATTATTGATTCATTCTTTGCTGGTTGTACCAAATATGATATGTATGAGTTAGGTATTAAATTTAATACTATACCAACAAAAGATTTATATACTTACCAACAAATATTAAATAACCCAAGATTAACCACTGAAGAACAAGTGGAAGTTTTCCAAAGCATACCTGTAAATCAAGAAGCGACAAACGATGGCGATGCTTCAGGCGCCGACGGGACACAAGGTACAACAGGTACTGGAAACCAACAAAAAGAAAATATACAATATGTTGATTCTGATTTGAGTAATTATGTTGGGTACGGTTTGTATTTTGAAAATGATGTTCCTGGTGGGCCTAACGGAACAAAACCTGGTGAAAATAAACAAGGTGGGACATCGGCTTACAATTACGATTATTATTATAATCAATATATAGGTTTAGAACCAACTTATTTACAACAAGCACCACAAAATGTTTACGTAGGTACTGATCAGTTTACAAAAGAAGGGATACCAAACTTCTTCTCAACAGTTATCACAGGTAACTTTAATGTAATTCAAAATGATTTAATTCAAAAACAATTAAATGAAATATTAGTTGATAAAAAAGGGAAAGTTGAAATAGAATTTGTTGGATCTGCATCTGCACCTCAAACAATATCATATAATAAAAAATTATCAGAACGAAGAAATGATTCAGTAAGAAAATGGTTTTTAGCTCAAAAACTTAA